TAAGTCCATATCCACCAGAGATAACAACATTTTTCTTACCACTCATCTTAACTGCTTTGCGTATCAAATCAAGAACCATTTGTTGTGATTCTGTCTGAACAGCATATGCCATATCCCTACGATTCTGATTCAAAGTTACATCTACTTTGCCTTCAGATTCCTCTGGAGTAGAGTTTAATTCTCTCCAACGTCCTTCATTCACCAATGCTCCGTTAGGATATGTTGGAATAATCAAATTTCTATCTGCGGTTTTCCAAGCACTGCCACCGGCGTCTGTGTAAATATCTGGAAAATAATCTGCTGGGCCGCCATATGGAAATAACCCCATCGTCTTACCTGCTTCAATAGGATGAAATCCACAATATTGAGTCACGGCTTCATATGCTTTAACAATTCCGGCACAATCATCAATGATTAATTCGTGAGTTCCTTCCTCGGCCTCTCGTTCTGAAGATTGTTCTTGTATGTGAACACTTTTCCAAGGTCCTCTACCAGCTAGATGTTTATAGAGAGTTTTTAAATTATCTGGATAAGAACAATCAAATATAGTTTCTAATTCCCAAGACATATCATCATCATTCATTGAGTTTTCTCCCATATTCACCCCAATAAATGTTCCAGCACCATCAACAATAACTGCTACAGCTTCTTCAAAGCCTGAACGATAAAAAGCACAAGAGGCGTGCATCTTGTGATGCCATTTGTGCAAATCCAATACTTGACTCGATGAAGGATCATTTCCTTTGGTCGGCTGAGAGTCCTCAATTAAACCTAATTTTTGTGCAAGTCCTGTACATATATCACCGCCCCTAAAATCAATTCGGCTAACATCTGGTTGGGTATGAGCAATAACTAGCAAATCTATTTTGTCCGTATAATCTAGAATTTTAATCAATGACCTATACGGTCCGCCATCATATTTTTGTCGAGTCATTCGCTCCTCTTCTATTGCGAAAACAATCTCTCCATCTTTCAATAAACAAACCCCACTATTATGTCCTCTGGCAATACCAGCAATCCACTGACTCATAATCTATTCCTTATTATTAGTATTAGATGAAATATTCTTACCAAAATCATAATGTGATTTTGGTGATTCCGTTTTAGTCTGTTCCTTACGTTCAGCCCGTTCAGCCGCTCGTCTTTCTTTTCGGCTGCCTTCTTTTGGACTGGTATCCATATTATATTCAATATGCTGATGTGGATGTTGATGATTAGGATCAGTATGATTATGATCAGGATTAGAACAAACATTTTGTTGTTGGGATGGAATGAATTCTCCTTCAAACTTCCCTCCTTTGCCTAAAAATTTTATACAAGAATCAACAACTCTTTGTTCGTGTTCTTCAGTCATCGCCATTACTCCATCATTCTGTCTATCTAACTCATCATCCATAGTCATTCTAATGGGAGAATAATTTCTTCCTAATTCTTCTCCAATATCTATAATATCAAATTTATCATCATCTAGATAAGTAATATTAATTGGTACAGTAGAACCAACAACAACGGTAGCAGTTTTATTCAGGGCTTTTGCCATATGTTGTCCGACAGAATCACATCCTAAGAAATGGTCTGCGGAGTTAATCATTGATGCCCATAATCTTAAATTAGGTTCACTGGGTACTGCTACTGGATGTTCTTTATTTTCTGGAATAGGGAATCGTAATTCGGTCATTACAATTATTGCGTATTTTTCACGGAGCTTATTGATAATATTAACAATATTTACTACTTCAAAAGATCGTGAAGTGCTATCAATTGCATATTCTCCCATTTGTTGGACAGAACGACCAAATGGTTGAATAACAATTACTTTGTCTTTGTTTAAATTGGATTTAATTTCTTGAAGAGCCTGATATCCAGTGATCGTTTCCGACTTATTAAGGGTGATAGTCGGATCTGATAATTCTCTGGGTTCCTCAAGATCATTGATTTCGATATCAAATGCTTGAGCAAGAGAACATTTTTGATTGAAGTATTCATTGATTCTGTATGGCTCTGGAGAAACAACATCCTTATTGCGAATATGCTGTTCAAAGAGGCCTTTGTGCCATACTTCGTATGCGTGTTTCTGAAGGACTGGGTGTCCTCTGTAGAAATCCATACCACCTTCGCAGACTATTATAAAATCTTTATCACCTGATTCTTCTGCGTATTTTTCAAAAGCAGGAATTGAAGATATTACCCTTCCTGCACCACCATTAATAAAGAAAGCCTTAGAACGACCCTTTTTCATATCACCTCACTTGAATTTTAAAAAATAATCTTAATAATTGCAATAATTATAACATAATAATCACTACTTGTCAAGTCTTTTCTTTTACTTATATGACATAAAAAAAGGATCCCTTTGTGTTAAGAGATCCTTTTGTATTAATCGGTATAAATAATCAATTAATCTGCTGAAGCAATACCTGGAGGTAACTGACCTTGCCAGTCTGTTCGTGAACCTTGTGCCGAGATAGGAACAACTCCTTCTCCCGCATCTTCATTTGCCGAATCCGTCACTTCACCACCTTGAATTTCTGAACTTTGATTTACCTCATTTGGTGCCGCCGGAAATGTAATCAAATATGGAGGTGTACCATCTGGATAATCTGCTGGTAAATCTCGTAATTCTTGGCGATAATCAACCCATTGCTTTTTAATGTCTTCAGGCATATCTTCCGCGACTTGATGATCAGTAGCTTCAAGCAAGTCGTTTCTACCTTCTCTGACTGTATCCATATCTGCATCATCAGCCTCAGGCTTCGAGAACTCAGGTGTTTTCCATTTACTTCCATCCCAGCCATCAGTAAATGACATTATGTCAAATACTTCAGATGGATGAGTAGGATCAGCAACGGTAGGATTTAATCTACTTGCTGGACCAACTTCAACTTCAAAGTGAGCAGGCGGATCAAAACCTCCCCATAATATACCACAATGTAATGGATTTTTATCACAGTCAATATCAACATATTCAAAATCAGCCGCTAGAGGTCTACCATCATCTTTTGATTTATCGTAAGCATTTACAACTCTACCATCTGGATATACATCATTAGTCTGAACTACTGCCACAACAATTGCAGGTCCTGTATAAGTCTGCGTGGACGTTTTGCCCAATGCAGTAGTTTGTTCTTGCCACTTATCAGGAATAGCGTAAGTGATCGTTTTAGTAATATTTGCCATAGTTTATTATCCCTTTACTTTAATTATTTCCAATAAGTTACTTTAACAAGTCCACTAGCACCCCAGCCGCCATAACAACAACTAGAGTGTCCATAGGGAGTTCCTCCTCCACCTGATGGAAACAGAGTGTGATTATTACAGCAACCTTTGTATGCTCGACATCCATCCATACCTGGGCCACTCGATGCCGCGTATGGGCCAGTACCAGCTCCAGCCATCGTATGCTTACCAGACCAACACCATCTGTGTTCTACAAGTGTTCCTGATGCGCCTTGTATCTGATGATCCCAAGATCCGCAAGCACAAGCAGGTTGTGAGTAGCAGTTACCGTTTTGAGACATAGTAAAGCAACCGTGGCAGTATCCTGAGCATCTATTCCATCCACCTGTTCCGCCATTTGCACAAAAACCAGATAATCCGTTGCCGGTTGCGTATGAAGGACATCCGCACCAACCACACGCATAGATTCCAGTGCAACAACCGCAACAACTACAAGGAGTTGTTCCGCCTGAACAAAAATCATAAACATCACCTGCGGAAAAGTCTGAACCCAATCCAGGTCCAAAATCTGATGAGTAGAGCGTTTTATCAGCATATGCTCCGGTTCCACCTCCTCGTCCAATCATACAACACGTGCTTGGTCCTCCAGAGCCTCCGCCACCTTGTAGTTCAATCTTAATTACTTTGACTGCTTCAGGAACTGTCCAAGCTAAATGACAGCCACCATTGCCGGCAGAATCGTGTGATGTATGACACATAAATGGTAATTCGCATTGTAAACATATAAATTTACCTCCTGCGGCGGTAATATTTCCAAGTCCATCATTTACGGCTACGTTGATTGTATCCATATTGGAGGCTTGAAAATTGCATATTTCTTGCTGAGACTCGTATAAGTGATTTGCCATTAACTCTAATGCCACACCAGTATTGCGAGCCATCGCATTCATTTTTCCTAGAGTTAGTATATCCATTCTTGATCCTTAATTATTATTGCTTTGTTACTCAATCGTTGTGGTCTAAAATTTTAGTGTCTGGAAAACAAGAAGGAATGAATACATCATCTATATCCTTTAATTCCTCAGGTAAATCACGTAATTTTTGTCGCATTGCTAAGACAGGATCTCGTAAACTATCAGGAGCATCAGTTGCGCCAGCGATGCCATCCGTGTTCATCAAGATTGTATTTCTGTGATGTCTCACCTCGTGCATCTCGGAGGGTCCAAGTATATCAATATTCTTATTTCTATACAACGTCCATTCTCCATCTATATAAGTCGTTTTAGCATCATTGTATAATTCGTCTGGATGCATAGGATAATGCCATTCAAATTCTTCATAACCATCAGGTGTTTTAATTGATCTTTGTTCACGAGGATCTTCTGTAACACCATCTGGATAAATATCAGTAATATGCTTTACATCACCCGTTTCAACATCTCCAACACCTTCCCAACCACCAAAATTGGGATTTGTTGATCCCAAATCTAAATGATTATTATGATAATTAGACATCACTTCGCAAAGAAGAGCATTCGTAGCACAGTCAATTACAACTTCATCGCAATTCAATCTACCCGGTCGCCCATCGTATGCTTCCCATTCTCTTATGGTTGCTTCTACAGTATTATCTACTTTATCAACAAGACAAACAAGTCTGGCTGGTCCATAGTAATGTTCTGTAATTTCTTCCATAGTCGTACCTTCTAAATAATTGTCCGTAGGACAATCATAGGTATAATCTACGTTTACCCATTCTTTCCAAGTTTCCGGATCTGCTTCTCTTCCCATTTTTAATATCCTTTATGAATATGTTACTCTAACTAAACCTGGTTTTCCAGGTGAACCGAGACAATTGCAGAGCCATCCGCCACAACGTGATTTCATCGCATTCATTCCTCCTCCAGCGTGTCTCATAGTTCTGCAGGGAGTTTCGCATCCGCATTGTGCGGCATACCATCCGACGGCCTGCTGTAATGAATTGTTCAATCCTTCTGATGTGCCAGTTGTTATCCATCTACCACCACAATGACAGTTATCTCCGTAATAGGCGGCCATCCCGTGAGCGCCTTGAGACCAATCAACGGAGGTTTCTACAGCACACTGGTTGGGTGAACACATAATATGTCCGTGACATTCGCCATTCTCCAACCAGCAAATATTCATATTACATTGACAAGTACAATATATATTGTATCCGCCTCTTCCGCCAACAGCACAAAAGTTGGTAAGACCTTGACCATTTACATATGTTATACAACCTCGATTGGTGGGACTCTCTCCACAACAAGCTGTCCAACATCGACTTGATCCATTACCACCATCCCCTAAACAAATATTGTAGACTGTACCTTCAGCAAAGCCGTGTTTGTCCTGACAAAGAGTCTTTCGAGAATACATTCCTCCAGAAGAGGCACAAGATCCTATATCGCAATAACAACCCTGACAACAATGACCTGCACCAGCTCCACCGCCGCCCCAGGCTTCAAACTTAATCGTTTTAACTGAGTCTGTTGGAACTGTCCAGGTAGCTGAACATCCACAGAAGCAACAACAGCCTCTAGCACAATCGTTGTAGAATTCTCTTGTTTGTGTTCCTATATTTGGGCCGGCCGCATTAAGAGTGTCTACGGCATCTTGGGCCGTTTGATCGAGTCCGGCAGCCATACCCTCTTGAGTATCACAAGTATCTTTAAGTGCTTGAAAAGTAGAATTGGCTAGATATTCTAACGTGACGTTAACATCCCTCGCCATTGCATTCATTTTTCCTAGTGTTAGTATATCCATTTAGTTGTTCTCCAGTATTTTAATATTCATTTCTATTATTTATATTTATATAAATTTATTCAATTATACTTCCCAAACATCTTTGAGAGTAATAATACCTCTCATATTTTCGAGAGCACCATCGTATCTACTAGAAGTATATAGTAAACTTGCAGGAGTACCCAGTTTCCAAGATTGCAATTTGAATGTCCAGGAATCGTTCAATGTGTGTCCGTTAGGATTCTCAAATTGAATCATTATACCATTTTTAAAGTTAGTATTAGCAGTATTATTATCTGAGTATGGAGATGAGTTTTCATTTCCTTCTGGTCCATATAGTGCTAAATCAACATTAACATTGTTAATTGATGAACCAGTCAGCAACACAGGTCCTGCTACCATTACAACAGGTGATTTGTATCCTGAGCCTGGATTAGTTATTTCAACACCTTCCACATTCCCTGAAACTCCTAGAGTAGCTATACCTTCAGCACCGTATCCAGTAGGATCGGCGTGTGCATCGGCGACTACAACTCTTGTTTCTCCAACTTCATAATCTTGCCAATCATTAACTATAGTTGCTGATCCTATACCATTATTTAGCTCGACTGTACCAGCAAATCCATTACCTACTGAGCTATTTGTAGAGCCAATTAAACCTCCAACATCAGATATTACAATAAAAGGTTCATCATAGTTAGTTCCTCTTGCAGAAAAGGTGACACCTGAAACAACATTATTAAGGTCTGGGGTCATAACAGCACCTGCACCTTCTTCTGCTGGATCATTAATAACGAATTCGATATCGTTATATCCACTTCCACCAGCAATTACATTTATAGTTGTTATTTGACCAATTTCGACATCTGCATACCAGAATTGGGCTGATGCAAGACAATCTACTTCATTCAACCATTGGGGATCTGCACAATATCCAGCAATAAATTCACTACTAATTATTGGTTTTAAGATTGCTCCGTGACCATATGATCGATCAATTTCAGTAGTTCCATCTACATCGTATACTGGAAATCCAGTAGCATCAAATGCTATCATTTTTGTATCTACTGAATAGGCTGCACCTCCAGCTCCTATAGTAACTTCTCCAACGCTACGATCTGTAGCTACAGAAGCATAAGCTCCTTCACCAGGTCCAGATACATCAACTATTTTTACTGAATCGACAACTGCATCATAGCCTTGTCCTGGTCTATCTACAGCAATGTTAATAACATTGCCACTTGCGTTAACAGTAGCTAGTCCTCGTATCCCTCCGCCAGTAGCAGAAATCATATCCACATAGACTGAGGAATCACGTACCCATAGAGTTGCTTTAGTGGTTACGAGATTAGAATCGAAGATTTCATACTTATCTGTTTTTTCAGTATCTTTTGTAATTATATATGTAAATGTTGCATTCTGAGGAATATTTCCTGAATCAAACATTCCACCTTCGTGTGTAACAGTATGTGCTGAAATATCCTGATTTGTAAATGCAACAGAATCTCCTACATTAGCAGAGATAACATTTGGAATAAACGCATTGTTTTGAATATCAACTAAAACTGTTTTGGCAGCCGTATCGGTATATCCAGTTCCCTGTACACCTACTGCGAAACTAGCAATTCCACCATCCGCTAAACTCATAGTAATGGTTCCTGTCGCTGATGGTGTTCCACCAGTAATAGCAACCGTATCTGCGGTAACATAATCTGCTCCGCCATTTGTAATCTCTACTCGGTCAAGTGTATCATCTATTTTAAGAAAAACTGTGCCAGTAGCAAGACCGCCAGTAGAGGTAGTGAATACAGGAGTAATTGTTGGATTGGTTGTGTGGGTTGCGAGGGCTAATGGATGATTATGGGAGCCTGAAGTTCCTGTAAACTCGAAAGAACTATTAAATGCGTTCCACATTACAACTTGGTCGTGAGTGTGTCCAGCATCAACAGTTGTTGAAGTGACAATTCCACCATCCATAATATCATCGACTTCTGTTTGAGTTAATTGAATTGTATGAGTATGTCCGTTACCTCCATCTGCTACATCTACTTCCCAGTATCCAGTATAACCTGCACCAGGATCTGTAACAACAATAGAATCAACCATTCCATTTTTAAGAGTATGAGAAGCCGTAGCTTTTGTTTCCACTGAACCGGCGACATCTACAGCACCTAAATCAAATACTCTTGCTTGAGTATTAACGGAATAACCGGTGCCTGGTGATGTCATAGTGACATCGGAAACACCGTCATCATAGACAGCATTAAGTATAGCACCAGTACCTGTTTTACCATTTGCATCAACTGTATATGCGTAAGAATCAATAAATCCTGTATCATCATTAATAAAAACTTTATAAATCAGTCCGTCAGATAAGGCACTTTCGTAAGATTCTCCAGGCAAACTGTATTCATAAGAACGAGTAAAGTCATCTAAAAGGGCGACATCAGAAGTTACATACTCTTCACAGGTAAGTGGAGTGTCGTGATCTCCACCAGATCCATCTACGTCACTTGCGTGGTCACCTGCAATAATTCCCCATCCAGTTACTGCTGATGAAGCATCGTGACAATAGGATTGATGAGGTTTAAATAACATAGTTTCATAGTCTTGAGCATAGTTATTAGAAATTCCCTCGTTGTAAATTGTAGTGCCATCTAATTCAACTATTTTAACAAAATCTCCATCTTCTATTCCACCCCACAGCAATGCGGATTCTTTTCCTCGTCTTACTGCAAGAGTTGGATTATCAACATCAGGAACAGAAGCATTATTTAAAATAGTTAATTCTTCTGCTGGTTCACCATTTGCTTCGTGTCCACTAATTCTGAATGAAAATATAGCACCGGCCGACTCGTTTCTAAACGCATCATATGCTTTAATTTGTGAGACTGATGGAGTATCTTGAGGACTTAATTCTAGTCTCAAATGTTGAATAAAAGGACGAGGCTCACCAAAAATTTGCATTGACTCTCCAAAAGACAAAACCTCTCCATTTATTGGATTGTAATTAATGTGATGAGTAATGTTAGGACCTTCGTGAGCGAATATGACATCATCGTTAGCATCATACAAATAATCAGAGAACGCTATCTGCCGTGTCATTGTGATATCGGCCATCAGTTCATTTGTCTGATGAACCGTATAACCAGAATCGGATGCGCCTGAAGTATATTGAGATAACGTTACTAAAATATCTGCAAGGGCTTGGGCGATGAGAAGGTCTTGAGATATAACGTGGGCTGTATAATCAGCCTGTAATTGTCCAAGAGTTCCTGTAACATTACCTTCTAGTTGATTGGCGTGATTAGACAGAACGTTGCCGGAATCGTTTGCCCAAGGAACAAAGATTGTATTTACGAAACCTTGAACCTCATCGTTCATATAGGTTTCTACTGCCGCCATTGCCGTATTAGTACGAACAACAACTTCGTTTTTGAAAGTGTTTTGTTGATTTTCTAATGGAGCAGAAACATTATCATTCAACCACCCTTTCATTGATGCCGCCATAGCGTTCAATTTGCTAGGGATCATCACCGCTGGTGTATTGGTATATATCTC